CGAATATAATTGTTTCCAGGTAAACGAGCGGGGCAAGGTACGGGACATTAAAAGCACGAAGTACAAAGACCGCGTTGTGCAAAAGAGCCTTTACGATAACCTTCTCGCACCCAGGATGATGCCTACCCTTATATTTGAGAACGGAGCCAGCCAGAAGGGCAAGGGTACCGATTTTCAGATTGACGAGCTGACTATTGACTTACAACAGTTCTGGAGAAGGCACGGGACAAACGGCTATATTCTTGTTTGCGATCTTAAAGGCTACTTTGACAGCATACAGCATGAGCTTGTAAACCGGATTTACGCCGGGGAGTTTTCGGACGAAAAGGTGATGGCCTTAATACGGCATATTCACGCGAGCATCCCCGGAGGCGTAGGCGTACCACTCGGAAACCAGCTATCACAGATCGACGCGCTACTTGCAGCCAGCCCGGTAGACCACATGGTCAAGGAGCGGCTACGGGTAAAGTATTACGGGCGATATATGGATGATTTTTATTTGATCCACACAAGCAAAGAATACTTGCAATATTGTCTTGCAGAAATTGAGAAGCTGGCCACGGAGCTGGGGCTCACCCTAAACACGAAGAAAACTAAGATTGTACCGGTAACAACCGGGATAAACTTCTTAGGCTTTCATTTCTATATTACGCACACCGGCAAGGTCGTCCGGAGGATGAGGCCGGAGCGTAAGAACCACGAGAAACAGAAGCTACGGAAGCAGCTTAAGAAGGTCAAGGAAGGAAAGATGACGATCTAGGACGTCCAGGAATCCTATAATTCCTGGAAAGCACACGCGGCGCGCGGAGATACTTACTATTTGCTTCGGGCAATGGATAAGTATTTTAACAAATTGTTTCATGAATACCTAAAAGGAGGTAAAGGACAAGATGGCGAAAACATTAGGCAGTCTCCCGGCCGGAGCCTTGATAAAGGACGCGGGGACGAAGTACAACGGCAAGGTGATCATTTGGAGGAAGGAAGGAGCCGGGCACAGCCAGGATCCAGCTAACTCGGTCATTCTTGCAGCAAGGGACATTATAACCTTAAAATGCTTCGACGCGATCGAAGCCAGCAACAGCGACAGCAACCGCAAAAGCTACGGTAACAACCGTTACCTTCACAGCAACCTGCTCCAGTGGTTGAACAGCGACGCGGCGGCGGGCGCATGGTACAGCGCAAAGCACTCAGCAGACGCAGCGCCTACGAACGCCAACGTATGGAGCAACTACAACGAGTACGATCAGGAAGCGGGATTTTTAACAAACTTTTCTGCAGACTTAAAGGCGGCCCTTCTTACCGTAAACAAGGTTACGGCGAAGAACACCGTTACGGATGGCGGCAGTTATGAGACGGTCAGCAGTAAGATCTTTCTTGAGAGTACGACCGAGGTCGGGCTTGCGAACGAGAACAGCATCGCAGAGGGCACGATCTACGACTATTACAACAGCAACAACACAAACGCGCAGAGGGTACGCAAGCCGACCGCAGAGGCGGTGAGCAAATCAGAATATACGAACGGTTCCTTAAATACGAGCAGCGGCTGGTATTATTGGTTAAGAACGCCGTATGCGGTCAATTCTCGTAGCGTTCGCGGTGTCCACGCAGACGGGAGTCTGCACTACAGCGACGCGTACAGTGGCTACAGTGGCGTGGCCCCGGCTTATGCTCTTTCCTCCTCTACCCTTGTAAGCGACAGCACCGACAGCGACGGATGCTACACCTTACAGTGGAACGCAGCCCCGGTAATTAACGGAGCCAGCAGCCTGGGGGATAAGAACGGAGCCTTTGACGCGACATTTTCCATCACGGACGCGGACAACGACGCAGTAAGCGCAACCGTAAAACTTGACGGAACCACCGTCCAGACGATCGCGAGCGTAGACTTGGGCAGCACCTACACGCTGCAGGTAGACAAGGCAACATTCCGGAGCCTTTCCATCGGAAGCCATAGCTTCGTTATTACAGCGACCGACAGCGCGGGCAACAGTACCACGAAAACAATGGCCTTCCAGAAAGTAGCCAGCACGGTCACGATCAGCGGCAGCGACGGCAACAAAGGAAACTTCTGGATCGCGCCCAGCTTCACCTACCAGGTCGGAGACAGCGCGGGCAACAGCGTGGACGTTGTAGAAGCGATCGACGGAACGACAACAAAGACGATAACAGGTGCGACGCTTGATACGGATATTACTTTTGATCTTTCCAGCTTCGCGTCCTTATCCAACGAGACGAGCCACACCTTGACGATCACGGCCACCAACGAGGCCGGAACCGAGGAGGTAAGAACCTGGACGTTTACCAAACTTCCCGGAGAATTGATCTACTACACGCAGCCGATCGAGACAGACGCAGCGGCAAAGAAGATCAACGTAGTCCTTAATTACGGCCATACCGGATCCGGAACGCCTACCGTAAGGATCGAGGCGACCAACAACGCAAGAGCAATCCAGGCAACCTGGGAGGATATGACCGAGGCATGGGAAGCCGGGGAGTCTTACGAGTTTGAGAACGAACCCGCGGCAGACTTCGGCATCGCTATCCGGGTAACGGTAACGAAGGACGCGAACACGGAGCGCGTATTTGTTACTTCTCATGGTATTACGTTCGCTTAAAGGAAGGAGGACAGCGAGATGGTACGAATCACAGAAAAGCCCTTGTCCGAAGTTCAGACGCAGCTTACGCCGCTTGAGGAGTTAGGACAGAGGGTAACAGAGCTTACGCTTGAGAACCTGCGCTTACAAAAGAGCGTTGAGGAGCTGCAGGCAGAAAAGGAGGGCAATTAACGATGGCAAAGAAAAAGACATATTCTACGCTTTTCCAGCGCATCAAGAACGACTATAAACGCAAGTGGGCCAGTAAGGAGCAGTTACGCGAGTACGTCGAGCTCGGAGCCATTACGGCGGCAGAGTACGAGGAGATCACGGGTGAGCCTTATGGAGATTGAGAACGATGAGATCGCCGGAGCAGTTGCGGCCGTTGGTAAACTTACCGAGGTCGTACACCAGCAAAGCGAGATCATAGGCATCCAGAGCGGCGTTATTGATGAGCTTTTCAGCCTTCTCGCCCAGCACATAACGGCGGAGGAGTTAGACCGGCTACCGGTCATAGCCAGAATCAACGAGGCGGCCACAATCCGCCGCGAAATGGGCGAAGGTATATAAACCTACCCTAAAGGATTAAAAGGGCTTGTGACGGACGCAGACGCGCCCAGAGCAGGCCCTTAATTTTTGAAGGAAGGAGGGAAAGCGGAAATGGTTACTTTTAACTTATCAGCGGCGATCATTGTAGTGCTTGCCGCCTTGCCTACCGGAGCAGTAACCCTGGGCGTTTATTTTATTCAGCGGAGCATTGAGAAGCGCGACAAGAAGCAGGAATCAGAACGCCAGGCCAGACAGCAGGAAGTAGACAGACGGGATCAGCAACGCCAGGACAACGAGTTTATGACGCTTAAGTGCGTTATGGCTTCGCTTGACCTTGCGGAAGCGACAGCGAAGGCCGTCCAAAGGATCCCGGACGCGCACTGCAACGGAGACATGACGCAGGCTTTAGAAAAAGCCGCGAAGGTACGACAGCAGCAGGAAGAATTTGTCGAGCGGGCCGGTATAAGCAGCATATACCAGAACCAGCCGACGACATAGGAAGGAGGCTATATCATGCAGCAATTAACCAACAAGAAGTGGTGGGAGGCAGCAGGCACCAGGGCGATCAAGACAGTTTGCCAGACGGCGCTGGCCACGATCGGCACCGGCGCGATCATTTCAGCAGTTGACTGGAAGGCAGTTATAGGAGCGGCGGCCTTGTCCGGCGTTCTTTCCTTGCTTACCAGCCTTGCAGGGCTTCCCGAAGTAAAGGAGGATGAGTAACATGGCGGTAAAGATGGGACACGCAAGCATTGACGAGCGCGGCCGCGCATCCGGAGGAGCAGCAGGCGATCAGACCGGGCGCGAGGTTTTCACGCGGGACTGGTACAGTAAGCCCTGGATCGCGGTCATACGACCGAAGGACGCAGCCACAGCAGAGAAGATGGCGAAGGCTATGGAAGCGGCCTGCGCGAACAATAACATAGGCTACGACCAGAGCCAGAGGACGACGCTTTACACGCAGGCGAAGGCGGCAGGTTGGAACCTTGCAGCCATTAAGACGAAGTGCGAGACGGACTGCTCCGCGCTTATAGCCGTTTGCGTAAACGCGGCAGGAATCAGCGTAAGCAAGGACATCTACACCGGCAACGAGAAGCAGGCGCTTCTTAATACGGGTAAGTTCACGGCTTACACGGAAAGCAAGTACACAGCTTCCAGCGACTACTTGAAACGCGGCGACGTACTACTCGGATCAGGACACACGGCGATGGTACTTAGCAGCGGCGCGAAGGCCACAGCGGCAACCGCGACAGCTTCCACCGGGAAAAAGACCGTAGCCCAGATCGCCCAGGAAGTGATCGACGGCAAGTGGGGAACCGGGGACGAGAGGAGACAGCGCCTCGCTTCGGCCGGTTATTCTTACGTTGAGGTACAGGCGACAGTAAACGCCCTGCTGGGGACGGGTACCGCAGCCAAGAAAAGCAACAAGGAGATCGCGAAGGAGGTTATAGAAGGGAAGTGGGGCAACGGAGACGACCGGAAGAAACGCCTTAAGGCGGCCGGGTACGACTACGCAGCCATTCAGAAAGAGGTAAACAAACTTCTTTAATTTTCCGCTGGACTGATCGCAAAAGGTGTGATAAAATTTTGCGCTGGAGGGGGTCTAAGGGGGTGAGCCCTTACTTCTCTTTAGCATATAAAAGCCTTCCGGTTTTATAGCCGGAGGGCTTTATTTTTTTGCCATGTTCCCGACATTTACGCCGGGAACATATAGGGGCTTTACGCAAGATTTAGCATACAACAAATAACGGCAAGCTCTAAAGAATAAGCCGCTATTTGTTGTATAAAAGCAAACAGCGGCCAACATTTAGGCAAAAGCCCAGAATATAGTTACTTCACCATTTAGAACAACGACCTTTTCTATAAGCGTATGGACCAGATCAAACAAAGCCATATTGTCGCCGCTTTCCACGATACCAGCAAGGGAAGCCAGCGCATCCAGGGCGGCAGGCTTTGACATTTTCCTGGAGGCTTCCGCTTCGGCTTCTTCGATCAGTTCCTGCAGCTTCCCGCGTTCTTCTTTCAGATCAGACAGCCGGTCGTTTATTTCCGGCAATTCCATAACCCCGCTTTGATACAGATTAAGCAGCCGGTTTATTTGTTTTTCGACTTCGGCCAGGCGTTCCCCGAAGCCTTCCGCATCCGGAGACGTTTCTTTTTTTATTTCACCGATAAGGGCATCCACGGCAGCGGGATCAA